GGAAATTTTAAAGGCAAAGAAACGGCGACGTCAAGCGTTAGTGAATTCAATCGTTTGTTGGCGATTGGAAGTATAAAATATATAAATAATACAACGCCCGCATATTTAAAATTTGGCGAATTAACACCGTTTGATTGTTATATCATTTCTAATTTGTCGGGAACATTGACAACATTGTCAATTGAATATGGTGCATTATTTATTTTAATTTATAAACCAACAACAGTGGGACAAAATCTTATTTTGGGAGATTTTGACACCGCTTCACCGTATGACAATAGTTCAATTTATTTGGCCCATTCAAAAGTTGGTTCCGATATTACAATCAAATTCAACCCCCGTGGATATTTTGACAATTTTTCAAGCGAAACACAAACATTAATCACATCAACAGATTCAACAAATTATTGGGACGCCGACGTCCATTTCATGGCGTTGTCAGTAGGTGGCAACAAAGCAAACACGGGCGGAACGAAAAACCAAAAAGGTTGGTTTGAATATTTTAATTCAAATCTAAATCCAAAATTGACAACGGGACAAATTCAAAACGACAATAGTTTTGCGGGTAATGGGAATACTTATTCAAAATCTTGTACCTTTGCGGGTGTAGGCGGTTGGGGTAATATAACGGGGTCAACGGGTTTCAATATGCACGAATTATTGGTGTTTGTTCCCGAAGGAAAAACCAAACGAAATGATGTTGATTCTGCACCGTTTCAACCAACGGACATCATATATAATGAACTAAAAAATTATATCTATAATAAATATAAAAATCTAAAATAAAAAAATATGTATTATCCAATATTAAAAAAAGACAGATTGCCAAATGTAAAGGGCGAAAAATACGGACCAATTGACGTTGAAGCATATAAAATATTATACAATGACGGATTTATTGACGACGACAATGGTTTGATAAAAAAGAAAAACACAACAAAAAAATCCGAGGAATAAAAAAATGATTAATCTTTAAAAATATTTAAATATGGCAACAGTAGTAAACGGAACAAATATGATTGTTCAAATTGACGAATCAGCTTCGCCAAGTGCGGGGGGTTTGACAACGATTGCGGCCGCTACGTCTTGCACGTGTTCAATCACAATTAACATGGGTGAATTGACGGACAAATCAAGCGGCGACCGTCAAGAATTTGTGGGTCTTGGAACATCATGGACAGTTGACGCCGAAGCGTTTTATAATGAAGACGGTGCGGTTGATATGCAAACATTATTTCCAACGGCATACGGGAACGGAACAGCTTCACAAAGTGGTGTTGCACAATATCCACGAAAAGTTTATGTCAGTTTTCAAGGTAGTTCGGCAACGTATCGTGGCGACGGTTATATCACTTCATTAAGTGCAAGTGGCGGGACAGAAGACGCGGGAACAATGTCAATTTCAATTCAAGGAACGGGAACATTAACGCAAGCGTAATCAAATTAATTAATAATAATTAAAATAATAAAAAAATGGCGGTACAAGCAATATCGGGTTCAAATTTAGTTTTATCAATGGACCAATCAGACAACCCCGCAGGGGGGTCCCAAGTGTTCGTTTTAATAGGTGGGTCAAGTTCATGCACGGTGAACATTTCACAAGAAACGATTGACACAACTTCAAAAGATAGTGGGGGGCGAAAAACTTTTATAAACGGTGCAACTTCATGGACAATGGATTGTGAAGCGTTTTTCACAGACGGAACGGGAACGGGTGAAGGTGAAACGGTTCGTCCTTCAACTTTATTCACGGCCCTTGACGGCGGTTATAGAGTGGCAGTGAAATTCTATAATTCGGCGGGACAAACAGACGCGAAAAAATACTTTGGTTGGGGTTATATCACTTCATTATCGGTGAACGCGGCGGTTTCGGAATGGTCAACATATTCAATTAGTATTCAAGGAGACGGACGACTTGAACAACAAAACACGTAATTTGGGCATAATGTGTTTTTGTTTTTCTTTAATATCTTTGAAGAAAATATATACAATATGACTGAATTAAAAAAATTAGCAATTGGGGGCGAATTAAGACCGATTCATTTCGGGTTCGCCGCCCTTTCGCAATGGTGTGATTTGTCGGGTTTAGGATTGAACGAACTTCACAAAATCGGTGAAAACATGTCGTTGTCAAACGCAATTGATTTGATATTTGTTGGACTGAAACACGGTGCAAGAAAATCAAAAGAAAAATTTGAATACACAAATGACGACGTGGCCGATTGGATTGACGAAGAAGGAATGACGGTTTTCAATGAAGCAATGGAAATATTTTCAACCCAAATGGCGAAAATGAATCCAAGCGACGAAAAAAAAAAGAAGATAACGAAGAAATAGAATCGGAAGTTTTGGACCTTGAACATTTTTTAAAATTAGGTCTTGGATATTTGGGTTTGACATTGGAACAATTTTGGGACTACACACCCCGAATTTTGCAATTGCACATTGAGGGCAAAATGGAAACCGAAAAACAAATTCAACAATCGGAATGGGAACGAATGAGATTTCAAACGGTGTGTTTAATAAACAAAGACCGAAAAACAAGCAATCAAATAAAATTGAAGGATTTAATAACTTTTGATTGGGAGAAAAAAACGAAAGTAAAAGACCTCAAAAAAGAACACAAAAAAGTGCAATATTTGATGCACAAAGCAAACGTTGAAAACAAAAATAAAATGATCGGGGACAACAGAGGTAAAGCCACGAACTAATTAAATACATATATACACACCACAAAAACATGATAGTTGCTTAAATCAAAGATTTTGACCCTTAAAATGAATGTCAATATAATCATTAAATCAATAAAAAATCAATAAAAAATGGCGGGTTCAACAAAGACATTATCGGTATTTTTAAACCTAAAATCCAAAAAATTTCAAGCGAGTTTGAAGAACATGGGGCAACGAATGAAAAAATTCGGGGCGGGAATGAAAAGTGTTGGTTCAAGTATGACGCGAAGCATAACCATGCCATTGTTGGCGGTTGGTGGTGTTGCGGTAAAATTGGCGACGGACTTTGAATCGTCAATGACAAAAATTCAAACATTGGTTGGATTGCCCGCAAAAGAAGTTGACAACCTTAAAAACAAGGTCATGCAACTTGCGGGAAAAACGGCACAAGCACCGACGGAACTTGCGGACGGTTTATATTTTTTAACTTCGGCGGGTCTTGATTCTGAAAGTGCCATGCGTGCGTTGGAAACAGTTTCAAAGGGTGTTGCGTCTGGAATGGGTGAACAAACAGACCTTGCAAAAGTTGCGGCGGCGGCCCAAAACACGTATGGTGAGGAAGTATTGTCGGCGTCCGATTCCTTAAATATATTCGGAAAAATGATTCAAACGGGAATGTTTGACGCGGGCGAACTTGCGGGGGTTTTAGGGACACAACTTGGACTTGCGGCGAATCTTGGGATTTCCATGGAAGAATTGGGGGCCATGATTTCCACATATACCCGAACCACGGGCGACGCGACGGCGGCAACGAATGGGTTGTCGGCCACAATGATGGCGTTTGCTAAAATCACACCAAAACAAGAAAAGGCCCTTGCAAGTATTGGAATGACAACCGACGGTCTAAAACAAATGTTGGGTGAACAAGGACTTCAAAAAACATTGTTTCATTTGGCGGGTTCCTTTGAAGCACAAAACATTCCATTATCTGAATTTTTTAGCAAATCACAAGCGTTAAAAGGGGTGTTGGGTGTGTTAGGAACACAAACGGAATCATACACGCAAATTTTGGACGACATGGGGGATTCGGCGGGGTTCGTTGATAGTGCGTTTGAAACAACTTCCGAAACGTCCGCGTTTAAATTTCAAAAAGCAATCACCGATTTAAAAGTTGCGGGGGTTGAATTGGGTGCGGCGTTGTTGCCAATCGTTTCAAAAATGGCGGAAAAAATATCAGAGTTTGCACAACGGTTTTCAAATATGTCAGAAAAAACAAAGGGGCGAATTATGATGATTGTTGCGGGTTTGGCGTTATTGGGACCCGCGTTTTTTATTGTTGGAACGGCAATCACAACGGTTGTTGGTTTGGTGTCGGGTTTGATTACGGTTGTTTCTACAATTGCGGGAATCATTGGTTCAATTGGTTCGGGTGCAATATTGCCGTTCATTGCAATTGGTGCCGTGATTGCACTTGTTGCGGGGGCAATTGCCATTGTTGCATATAATATTGTAAAAGATTGGGACAAAGTCAAAGTCATGATTGCCGACGTGATAAATTATTTTATTGATTTATATAATGAAAACATGTTGTTTAAAGCCGCAATCCAAACGTCAATAATGTGGTTCAAAAATTTATGGGCGGCGGGTAAATTTGCGGTCAATTCTTTAGTTGAAATTTTTAAAGGTTTAGGGAAAGTGTTGTTGAATTTATTTGACAAAGACGCAAGAAAAAAAGCAATTGACGACATGAAAAAAGGGTTGTCCGAAGGATTTGAAGCGGCCATTGAAGAAGTTGGGGACAATATAGACAACGCAAAAAAGAACATGCGTTCTAAACAAAAAATTGAATTTATTACAGACGAAGACGTTCAAGGTGTTGTGGATAAAGGGGGCCAAATGGCAACGGATTTTGTTCAAAACGCAAAAGACAAAATCGGTAAAGGAATGGCAAATGTGGGTGAATTGTTGGGGTTTGACGGCATGTTTTCGGGTGTCCCGTCGGGTGGTGGCGGTGGTGATGACGGTGGCGGTGGTGATGACGGTGGCGGAACGGACGGCGGTGGTTTTATAGTTGCACCAAATGTTGAAGAATCTTTGACAATATGGCAACAATTGGGTGAAGGGATTCAATCAATTTTTGAAACAATAAAAGTTTCAGAACAAGACCTTGCAGACGCAACAACAACCGCGTTCAACGCAATGGCGGACGAAACGGCAAAAGGATTTGACGCCGTTAAAAAACAAGTTTATGGGGCCGTTCGTGAAACTGTAAAAGCCAAATTGGTTGAATCGGTTGCGGGATATGCGGCAAGTATTTTTAAATCGGTTCCATTTCCGTTCAATATTGCGTTGGCGGCCGCGTCGGGTGCCGTGGTGGGACAAGTGTTCAATTCGGTTATGCCCGCCCTGGCTGACGGTGGTCTTGCGTTTGGTCCGACAATGGCCCTTATTGGTGAAGGAAGGGGGACGAAGGCCCACAATCCTGAGGTTGTGGCCCCTCTTAACAAATTAAACGATTACATGGGCGGCATGGGTTCGGGACATTTGACGGGTGAAATTTCGGGACAAAATATATTATTATCAAATTCACGAAGTGGAAATTCACAAGACCGTGTGGGTGGTTCTGTTGCGAGTTTTTAAATATTATAAATAAAAATTATAAAATATGGCATGGGTAAAATATGAATCTAATATTTATAGTTTAAACACAAATTCAACAACGGAAGACCAATCACGTTGGCGGATTCAAATATTGGAAAAAACATATAATTCGGGCGATTACAAAAGGGCCTTCCGTACAACGTCGGACGGTTTCACACTTAAAATGGACGGGAACGACGACGATTTATTGGCACCAATTAAAACGTCAACGGTTTCATTCAATTATATTATTAATGATGATACGGGTGTTGACCAAATTATTGACGATTTAAACCAAGCGGCCGCAAACAATGAGGAAAATTATTGTGTCAGAATTCAAAAATATTGTGTTGAAACATCACAATTTCGGGATTGGTGGTTCGGTGTTTTATTAGCCGATTTGGCCGTTCTTGCGGACACTTCACCAAATAGAATCATAAAAATTGAAGCGACGGACGGATTTTCACAATTAAAATATAAAACATTAAACACGGGAACGGACGGTTTCAGTGGCGACCGTTCGGCCTTGAATATTATCAAAATTTGTTTGAATCAAATCACGTATGTTGGTGATTCCGATTTTGATTTTTTTGACGAAAGTTTGACGACCTCAAAAGCCAACATGATTGCACACATACCGCAATATTACAACAAAGCAATGGGTGCGTTAGACCCAACATGGCGGGAAAATGTCAATCATGACCCATTGGCCCTTGTAAAATTTAATATTTCAATATTCCAAGACGAAAACGGAAAACCATGGTCATATTATAAAATATTAGAACAAGTGTTGTCGGCGTTTCAATTACGAATTATGATGACCCCCGTTTGGGACGACCAAATCACACCCACCGCGTCAAATAAAACGGGACGGCCCATGTTTTTTTTGCAAGCACCGTTGAATTATCATGATAATGACAACGATTCCGATTATCAATCTTATCAATTAATATTTTATCATAACAAAAATTTGATTTCCGACGTTGCGTTGTCATATACAAATAATTTTATTAGTGATACAGTAAACCCAACGCAAAAAATTTCGGGTTCAAAGGAAATGTTTATGCCGCCATTATTATCATATAAAACATTTTATGACCACAATTTATTTAACGCGGTTGCGGCGGGTCCATATTCATTCAGTGCGGCAACATATCAAAACACAACATTGACGGGTTATGAATTTTCAACGGGAACGACTTGGGGTGGTCTTCAAATGGACTTGACGGGACGTGAAAATATTGGTTCGGTAGGTTATACAGACCCCGCAAATGAAGTGGCAAAACAAAGGGTTTTAATAACGGGCAAAGTTAGTGTTTTCCCAATTGATTTGTTGTATTATCAAACAAGTGGAATTTCGGGATATTTGTCGGGCAAAAATTATTGGGAACAATACAACGAAGAATATTTATATTCTGGGTCGGGTTTTTTCATTGCACAGGATAACGATTCTGTTATTATGCCACGAATGGGACTTCGTGTGAATACCATATCGGAATATGTTGGCGGTCCTGGGGGGGTTGTTCAAGATAATTTTTGGTTATATGACACACGATTTGCATATTTATTTGGTGGGTGTTCATGGCAACGGGACGTTGTATCAACAACGGGTTATCAAACAAATCAATATCCCGATAGTTTTTATGGGATTGGGAATGGTTATCAAGGTTTTCAATATAACCCCGCCACATCAACTTATATAACCGCGTGGGGAACGGACACAGGTGTTTCAAATTATGGGTGGTGGCGTGCACCCGTACCCGCACCGACATATTATAAATCGGGGGACAATCATTGGGCGTATTTTACACCATATTTTCATGAAATTTCATTGTGGGTTGGAAATAATGGTTCAACATGGAATGACGATTATTGGGGTTCAATGGTTTCGGCGGAAATGGACGGCGTTTCAATGGACATTCCTTTCGCAATACTATCACCACAAATTCCGTGGGGTCGTGGTGAAGGTCAGGATTACGGGTGGTCAAGGATTTCACAAGTTGAATTATATGCCGCACTAAAACGGGACACGGTTTGGTCCACAGACGACGGAAATATTTCGGGTCAATATCATTATGCGGCGTGCAAAGATTGGTTGCATAATCGCGAATTATTATGCAAAGACCGTGGAATTCATTGGTCATATAATTACAGTGATTTAAGATGTTATGTTGTCGGCGTTGCGGCGGGTCAAGATTCTTTTGACGCGTCGTATGGTTTTTTTATTAACGAAAACGGAACACCAACGGAAGAATATGTCCAAGACCCGCCCATTATTATTGGCGACGAACCACAATTCAACCCGTATGCCGACATTGAAGAACTTGACGGTTTTGGGGGTGATTATGTGGGACAATTTAAAATTTTTACAACGGCAAACGAAGACGCGTCAGCACAAGAAGGACCCGACACACAAATGTGGCGAACAAAAGAGCAAGGGACATCAAGCAGTGAAGACAATAAATTGCATATTAAAAGAGCAAAACAAGCGTTGGCACACCGTGTTCAAATAAAAAAGAAATTGGAATTGAATTTAATGGACCGCACCGACAATCGTGATTTGGAACGCAAATGTTTTTCAAACATATTGTTTTGGAATTCGGGCGAATGGTATCAAAATCAATCGGGGGCAAATATTGCGTTCATGGTTTCGGGCGGAACATTTACGGCGGGAACAGGAAAATTGAAATTGACGGTCATGGATTGTGTTAGTTATTCAAAAAATAATTTGGTTGATAATTCGTTTAGTTCAGAAGGTTAATAAAATGATCGTGGGACTTATTAAATAACAGATATAAAAAATGTCAAAATTATACGGAAAACGACTTGAATGGTCAAAGAAAATGGGAACGCGTCCAAGTACCCAAGTAAACAAAATGAATTTAAAAAGTTTATTGCGTTTGACATCACTTGGAACGGGTTTCAAAAATAAACGTCAATATGGTGGCATGTACGGTTTAGTTAAAGCACCAATCAACGGAAGCACAACCGTCGGCACACCAACAGTTTTGGCAAATTGGGACGTTGACAAACGTTCAAGTTTGGCGGGTCCATTTTATAATTATTTATTGGATAATTGTATTACAACCACAAACGAACATTTGACAACAAATCAATCAATTCATTCAATCACAATAAACGCGGCACAATATGACCGTATGTTGAAAAAAGGCGACACATTTTATCTTGTTAATAGAAAATCTTTTAACATGAAAAAATTAATGTGTGATAATGATTTATTAAACGGAATCACGACGTTGTCAATAACATCAACGGCGTTCACAAAGGCGGATTGGTTTCCATTGGGTTCATTTATCGTTGCAGACAATAAAAAATCCGTTGAAGTAGTATCAAACGCACCATTATTCAAAAAAATATCATTGACAAATACAGAATATAAATCATTAAACACATCACCATTCACATTGTTGTCGGCCGAAACGGGTGTTTTAAAAATTCCATTAAATATTGCGGTTAGATATATTCACGGGGCGGACGAAATGACACGGGCAAAAATATATATCGGACACAATTCACCGCAATATTTTGTTGGAACATATTGGGCGTCAATTGATAATGCGTTTTATAGGGCAAGAGCAAGTCAATTATTAAATTTCGGTTCGGAATCTTATGGTGCGGAATCAACTTCAAAATATAAGTTCACAAATATAAAATCAAGTTCAAATGACGCGTTTGGTTTAGCGTTGAAATTATATGCGAACACAGATTTCACGTCCGCAAGTTCAACAATTGAAATTTATATTAATTACATGGAAATTAGATGATGAGAAAAACAATATTAATATTATTCTTTTTTATACTTCTTTTAGTAGGTGCAAACAAATGTCAAGCACAATTGGGGTTGTTTAAATATTCAACAGTATATGCGGGGATTGGTTTAAATAATTCTATTAATAATATAAATACATACACAATCCAAAACAATGTGTTGTCAGAAACCACCATTGACAACAAATTCAATTATCGGTTAGCGTTCGGAATAAAGCGTCTTGCACGTTTAAATTTTGAAACAAAGGGGAAATCATATTTTGACGGGACTGAAACAAAGTGGGGATTGTTTCGGTCTGGTCTTTTGAATGGTTTAGAATATAATTTTTCATTTGAAAAAATTCGGGACCGTTCAATTGAATATGAAAACACAAATATATGGACCCGTTATTTGGGGAAATATTATCAAATAAAACTTGAATCAACAAAGTTGCAAGGGATTGACCTTCGTTATAAATCAATTGATTTGCGTTTTAAGGCCGATTTTAAAGCGTTTCAAGCAACATTCGGTGTTGTCGGTAGGTTTCACCCCGCACATGGCGTTGACCCTTTTAAAAGGGATTTTTCAACAAACAATCAATTCCAAGAAATTGCAAACGATTTGGGATATATAGATGAATTTTATTTTATTGACGCAAATTTAAACGGCTACATGGACCGCATGGAACAATTTTTTTATCGTTGGTATTATAATGACCAATTAATTGCCGAAACAA